TTGAAAGTGCAGGGCGGGGGACGATCAATCTCCCGCCCGAATTTTCTGAGGAGTTCGTTGAGTCTGTAGCCGCCGCTATTGAAAAACAGTTCAACAGACCTTCTGATAAATCCGGCATACGCATGTCAGGATTGGGTAGACCGTTGTGTCAACAGCAACATGAGATTGCTGGAAATAAAGAAACAATGGACTACACTACATTCATGCGCTTTATATTCGGAGATATGATAGAGTCTTTGGCTGTCCTTGCTATGAGAATGTCAGGGGTAGAGATTGTTGACCTTCAGAAGAAGGTAGAGTTGGAGCTTGACGATGACATTAAAATCAATGGCACGTTGGATATCATCATTGATGACGGGTCGGGACCAAAAGTCTGGGACATTAAATCCGCGTCTGATTACTCTTTTAACCATAAATTCGGTACTTTCGGCGGGTACGAAAAGATTAAAGAGGACGACACCTTTGGATACGTTATGCAGGGGTATCTGTATTCTACTGCTGTTGGTTTGCCTTTTGGTGGTTGGATTGTCATAAACAAAAACAACGGCGAGTGGATTATGTGTCCTGCGCCTGACGATCAGGAACAAGACCGTAAACAGTACATTGCCGATGCGAAAGCTCGTGCTAAGTATCTACTATCGAACAAACCGTTTCGTAAAGAGTTTCAGCCTGAGAAAGAAATGCACAAGGGTGAGCCGACGGGCAACATGCTCATGCCTCGCACCTGTTCATTCTGTGGGCACAAAAGCAAGTGTTGGCCTAAAGCTAAGTTTGCACCGAAAGCAACATCACGGGCTCAGAGCAGACCGGGAACTTGGTATACTAAGTTAGCTAAAGAAAGCGTTGTGTGATGTACGTTATATACTACGATGAATTTAAACCCGGTATGTTGTTTCTAAACCCTAACACGTACTTTGTGTATGTAGAGGCTGCACAGAGAAAAGGCGGTAACGCTGCTGTGATACAGCTACGTAACAGTCAACGAGGTTTGTCTCTCACTATGTTAGAACAGTATCTTCAAGATGACATGCGAGGTCAGTTGCAGAGTGAGACAGATCAACGTGACATGAGAACAGTCGAAGAAGAGTTTCAACGAATTAACTATGTAGTTAGGAGTGGCGGCGTTGTATGGCTACCAAGCAAAGAAATACAAATACAGATTACCTCTTTAGAAAAATCATCCCCCAAGATGGCAGGATACATTATGAAAAGGCTCGAACACCTGACGTTGAACTACTCGCCGCCGAGCATCGAGTTACCATCATGACAGGACGACACAAGTTTAGATCAGACTTTGAACTACGTGTTGCTCGTAAATTAGCTGAAAACGGAAGAGACTTTGAGTACGAGACACAGAAGATATCGTTTCAACCTAAGATAAAAAACTACATACCAGACTTTTGGTTTCCAGAGTACGGGTTCTATGTTGAAGCAAAGGGTAAGTTTGATGCAGCAGATAGAAGTAAACATATTCTGATCAAGAAACAAAACCCCGATGTTGACATACGTTTTGTGTTCCAAAGAGCACGGAACAAGATACGAAAGAATAGTAAAACAACTTACGCTATGTGGTGCGAGAGACATAAGTTCTTGTGGGCAGAGGGTAACATACCAGAGGAATGGTTCAAATGACAGATGACTTTGAAAAAGAAATTGAGTTAGAAAAAAACTTCTTGTTGCCAGATAGATATTATGTTATATTAAAGCCCAATGAAGGTGGCTTTAGTGCAAAGATATTTGACACAACTGGCGGCTTAGTTGATGAGGATGGGCATCCACACCCTGCTGAAGTTGCAGTAGAAGGTATACTCGCTCTTCTTCAAGCAGACATTGATAAAGTATTTTCTAGTGGTGTTATTGCGATACAAGCCCGTGAAGACTATAACGAAACAGTCGAAGATGAGTATCAGAAAGAAGATAACATTATTCGAATTGATTTTGGGGATAAGCAGTGAAGAGAAAAAAAGATGTTGTAAACCATCCGCCACACTACAATCAGGCGGGGGTCGAATGTATTCATGCTATTGAAGCAGCTACAGGGGAGGGATTTGAGTATTACCTACAGGGTAATATTCTAAAGTATTTATGGAGATACCCGTACAAGAATGGTATAGAAGACCTCAAGAAGGCTCAGTGGTATCTAAACAAGTTGATAGAAATAAAGGAGAAGTAAGATGTCGAATCAGCTACCAACAATTTACCAGCAATTTATACACAAGTCCCGTTACGCCCGCTGGTTGCCCGAACATAATAGAAGAGAGACGTGGCAGGAGACTGTGCAACGTTATACCACTTTTATGTACGAACATCTCAAGAGTGAGCACGGTTACTACGTCAATGAAGTATTTGCTGATGAGTTAGAGGAAGCTATTATCAATCTAGACATCATGCCATCTATGAGAGCTTTGATGACTTCGGGTCCTGCATTAGGACGCGACAACGTTGTAGGATACAACTGCTCATATCTTCCTGTCGATAGTCCTCGTGCCTTTGACGAATGTATGTACATATTGATGTGTGGTACAGGCGTGGGTTTTTCTGTTGAAGAAGCACAGGTTTGTAAACTACCTATCGTAAACGAACACTTCGAGGAGTCTCCAACTGTCATTCACGTTGCAGATAGCCGTAGCGGATGGGCGAGATCTTTCCGTGAACTTATCTCTCTGTTGTACGCAGGACAAGTTCCATCGATAGATGTGTCGTCTGTGCGTCCTGCCGGGGTGCGACTAAAGACTATGGGAGGTCGTGCATCCGGACCGGAGCCGCTTCTAGAATTGTTTAACTTCTGTATTGACGTGTTCAAGAGAGCCTCTGGTCGTCGCCTCAAGGCAATCGAGTGCCACGATATCATGTGTAAGATAGGTGAGATTGTCGTAGTAGGGGGCGTACGTCGTTCTGCTCTGATTAGTTTATCTGATTTATCTGACAGAGAAATGTCCCACGCCAAGTCTGGTAACTGGTGGGAAAACGATGGACACAGAGCACTGGCTAACAACTCTGTCTCGTACTCTAAGAAACCCGACATTGGAACGTTTCTAAAAGAGTGGCTGTCTTTGTACGATAGCAAGAGTGGGGAACGTGGTATCTTCAACCGTGAGGCAGCTAAGATGAAGGTTGCTGAGAACGGTAGACGTGATGCCGAACACGAGTTTGGTTGCAACCCGTGCAGTGAGATTATCTTACGCCCGTACCAGTTCTGCAACTTGTCAGAGGTAGTTGTGCGTCCTACAGATACTCTTGAAGACTTGAAACACAAAGTTCGTCTCGCAACTACGCTGGGCACGTTCCAGAGTACGTTAACTAACTTTAAGTATCTGCGTAAGATATGGGAGAAGAACACCAAAGAAGAACGTTTGTTGGGTGTATCTCTGACAGGTATCATGGATCATAACGTGTTGTCGAAGACGACAGACTCTGTGCGTTGGCTTACAGAGATGCGTCAGGCTGCAGTCGATCAGAACGCATACATAGCAGAACAGATTGGTATTGAACGTTCTACTGCAATCACTTGTGTCAAACCATCGGGCACTGTATCGCAACTCGTCGATGCTGCCAGCGGTATCCACGCACGACATAACCCATACTATGTTCGAACTGTACGGGGCGACAACAAAGACCCTCTCACACAGTTCCTTATCGAACAGGGTGTTCCAAGCGAACCAGATGTTATGAAACCAGATAACACCACTGTGTTTAGTTTCTTGACTCGTTCACCGCACGGGGCTACCTGCCGTAACGACATGTCAGCTATTGAACAACTTGAACTATGGAAACTGTACGCTATACACTGGTGTGAGCACAAACCGTCAGTAACTATCAGCGTCAAAGAAGACGAGTGGGTCAAGGTTGGTGCGTGGGTGTACGACAACTTTGATCTGTGTAGTGGCATATCATTCTTGCCTTTTAGTGACCACACGTACAAGCAAGCACCATATCAGGACATTACCAAAGAAGAATATGAAGGTAAGTACCAGAAGGTATCTAACATAAACGAAGACGGTATTGTTGAGTGGTCAGAGCTTAATCTCAAAGCACCAGAGAACATTGACTGGTCTGGTCTTGAGACATTTGAAACAGAGGATACAACGAACGGGAACCGCGAACTTGCTTGTTCTGCAGACTCCTGTGAGGTTGTAGACATAGTAGCAGCGGAGTAGATTATGGATTATTCTTGGTATACATATGGAATGTTTGGTGTTATATTAGTTGTGATGGCTATTGCTTTCTGGGACTCATATTGATGTTTGCTGAAGCTACATCTATACTATGTAAACTTCTGGCTGTTGACGTGACTCATGCCCCGATGGACGGTGTACAAAATGTTCTAGTCCGACGTTGTGAGTACAGATGTGTTGACAATTCTCGTGAACACCATCAAATTTACTATTATGATAGATGTCCTAGATACATCTGGAAGAATACTAAATCACTATACAGGAGAAGCTGATGATTATATCTGTAGACATTACTGAAGAAATGATGGAGCAAGCTGCAAAGAAAGCTGCACAGATGCAGTTTCTGTCCGGCAGCATCACGAATGGGACGAGCAACGTTCTGGGAAGTCTTGGCGAGGTAATCGTACAGAACCATCTCAATGCAACGCCCAGCAACACGTTTGATTACGACTTGATGCACGACGGTAAACGTATCGATGTCAAGACCAAACGGTGTGACTCTGCTCCTTTATCATATTACGATTGTTCTGTTGCTGCACATGGATCAGACCAAGACTGTGACGAATACGTCTTTGTCAGAGTGTTGCACAACATGAAGCGGGCTTGGATACTGGGCAGTATATCAAAGTCTGAGTTCTACGAATCTGCAACTCGCCATAAGCGTGGAGAGGTTGATACTCGTAACAATTACACGTTCCGTGCTGACTGCTACAACATACCAATTAGCGAGTTAAAGGACGTGAAATGAAAACCAAACAGACAACTAAGATAGATGATCTGTTCTCTCTCCGTATGGGTATGACCCGATCTGGTGATATCAAGATGGAGATGGACTATGTGAACGCAGAACAGTTTACAAAAACAATGGAAGAACAAGCTCCTGATTTTACGGATACATGGAAGGTTGCATCCCTTCTACGTTATCTAAAAACAAAAGGAGAAGAGATAATGGAGAAATCAAATGGATACGTCACGTGACGAGAACAAAGAACGAGAAGCTGCCAAGAACGATCCTAGACAGCTATCTCTCCCTTTATGCACTTTGGAGCAAGATCCCTATGAAAGAGACTGGTACTATGACAGAAGCGGCACGAAAAGACACAAGGAAACAGGCCACAAGATTTACTAGTAAAGTAACCCCGTATCGAGATTTATCTTGGTACATCAAGTGGGTTGGCACTTTCTTTATACTAGCAGCAATATCTGTTAGGGCATCGATGTGGAGCTCAGAGCTTGACTTCGTGTTCTCGCTGATAGGCACTGTGCTGTGGCTTATTGTTGGATTGATGTGGCACGATAGAGCTATCATTGTAATCAACGCAGCGGCAGCAGTCTTGTTGTCAATAGGTCTAATCAACACCCTAACTGAAATGGCAGGAATGTAAACATGAGTGAATCATCAAAAGTAGTAATCGACGATAAAGAATTTAGTTTGGATAACTTTACAGACGAGCAGAAGTATTTTGTTTCGCAACTCTCTGATATCCACACAAAGAGAAGTCAACTAGAGTTTCAGATAGCACAGCTGAACGCAGCACATCAGACGTTCACAGCAGTTCTGAAACAGAGCGTAGAGGAGCCGCAAGATGTTGGAAGCACTGGTACTTAAACTAAGAGGTGAGATAGCTGTAGCGAAAGCAAACGTTGATGTCTACCTCAACAACGCTGCAGGTATCGGAGAGCACCCCGATATCGTGGAGGCTATCGAGACACAGATAGAAAAGATAGCGTCTGCAGAAGAGAAGATAGAGACGATACAGAAGCACTTTGACTGGCTGTAGAGAGACAAAAAATAACCCCGGCAAGAACTAACCTGCCGGGGTCTTTCGTGTAGAGGTCGGGTTAGCCCCGATCTTTTTTTTATGCTAGGTCGTTCTTGCCCTTACCATCAGCGGCGAAGGCAGGTACTTTCTTGCCCTTTACTGTGGTCATAGGCATACCACCACCAGCCATCATCTTAGGCTTCATGGCGTTGTTCATAGGCATGGGTGTTGACATTCCGGTGTTCATGCCGCCCATCATTTTCTTTTTGCGTTTCTTGGGCATACCGCCATACATCATCGGTTTCCGAGTGCTGCCGCCATACCTCATCCCTTTCGGGCCGTTGTAGTAGGTCTTCATTGTGTTACTCCTGTGTTATGGTCTTATGACTAATTTTTCTGGTGGTTCAAACAGAACCTCCGGTATTGCAGTTCTCAACATGTTAGTTATGCCAGTTGTTGTTTTCATCAAGCCTTCACTAACAGTGTATATTTCTCCGCCAGATTCTTCTCGATAAATATCTTCTGCCATTGATCGAATCATTCTGTCTGCTAACGCACTTTGTAGATTTGAATTAGGAATACCCCCCCTGTTAATAATCCGCAACATCTCACTAAACAGTTCGGGGTTCATAGCCATATCGTGAAAGTTATTCAGCTCATTTAAAGATGCCTGTTTAGCTACCATGATACCAATCATGTGATTGAGCCCCATTCTTCCAGATGTAACAGCCTGAAAACCTGAGAGGACAGATCCAAACTGCATCTCGCCCGGTATGGCTCTAATGGCTACTGATGTAACGTCTGTAGGGTTGAGAACACCAAGCATGATGCCTGTAGCTTCAAAGAACGTATGTAGATCTGGATCATATTCTTTTAGATACGCCATAAGTCTTGTATTCTCTAAAACGGTAGTTTTAAATGCAGCCGTGTCTAACGTATTTTTTGTAGTTTTACTGGCGTTAACAACTTCAGAAATAAGAGCTTCTCGCAGTAATTTGTCAAATACTTCAGCTGCATCTTCTTTACTGTATTTGTTGCTTGACGGTCTGCTGTCTATAAAATTTTGCCTTAATTTTTGTATGCCGCCGAGTTCGGAGAACTCCCCTCTCTCTGTAATCATGTTAATAAAGACTTTGGTAGCATCCGGCACATCACTTTCTAAACCTCTGATGTAACCTGTTATCGTAGCCATACCAGCATCTCTTAATTCTTTTCTACCTTCGGCAAGAGCTGTAACCGTATCTATCTCCTCAGTAAGTCTGCTATGTAACTCTTTTTGAGCTTTCACAACAACTTCAAGGCGTAAATCATCTGGTAATCTAGAATGTGCAAATCTAGTAAAATCAAACGCCTCATTCACCTGTTCGTCGGTTAAGAGTGGAATAGGGTTGTCAAGATCTAAACTTCCGTCGGGAAGTTCTTTGTACGTTTTTATATTTTTTAAAATGTTAATTAAGGGAAACGTTTTTTTGTTAAACTCTTCAGCTACCTGCGTTAGATTTCTTTTTATTTGCCCCTCTTTCCCAGTTCGTTCGGTTTGAACTCCTAAACTTCTGTGGCTCGATTTGCTGTTTAAAACACTACCGATTCTAATCCCGTCTTCAAGATCCATATCGATAGCAACAATAGCACGTCCAGTCTCTGTAGCTTCTCTTACAAGAGCCCCCACTCCTGAATGAAGTTGATACTCTCGTATTTTTGCTAAAATTAAATTTGCTGATTTTCTTGCTGCGGATGAACCTGCAATAAGATAAGGTCTTTTGTCTTCTCCTGTACCATAGAACTTTCCGCCCAACATTCTAGCAAGGTCTATAGTAAGCTCTTGGTCAACAACGATGTCAATCTCACCTGTTAAAATACTTTTCTCATTCATTTTTTTCACAACAGGATCAAAAAGTTTGTCAAAGGCTTCGTAAGGAAGATTTTTAGAATTGTTAATACTAGAGTTCACAACGTTATAAGTTTTAGTGCCTCGTCCATATCTAAGCATATTTTCGGAATATTTTGTATCTGCAGCTCTAAACAACTCTAGAATTTCTTCGCTTACATCCTCTGGTTGTCCACCAAGCATGTTAGATTTAAAACCTGTCTCTGGGTTTTTCATTCTAGAGTCCAGTAGCTTTCTAGCGTTGATGACTGCTTTGTCACTTACAGTAATCTCTTTACCTGCACGAACTGTAAAGGATTGTCTAAGGTTTTTGTATTGAAGGGGACTTGCAGTTAACTTTAAGTTTTCTCCGATTGCTCTTAAATTTGAAACATCACCCATGTCAGGGAAAAGTTCTTGAAGAAGTTGCACGTCATCCGTAAAAAGTTTTTTAAAGAAACGGTATTGATCAAGAGGAGTCTTTATGTTCTGTACGTCTAGTCCTCTTTCTGCTTTTGCTTCTTGAATAAACTCAACAAATCCGTTTAATGCTTGGAATGTTTCTTCTGAAGAGGCATTTGAATCTATCCCAAAGGCTTGACCTATCGGGGACTTTCTCATTGTATCAAGTGCTGCCTCATTAAAAAACTGGTGATGTTTCTTTGTCGCAGGTGGCTTAATAGCTGTTTCCATAGCAGCTACATCTACTCTAGCTATATCCACTTCTTCACTTACAAAATCTTTAAGAAGTTTGTTGTCGTCTACAGCGTCAACAAGAAAATCAATGTCAATTCTTACCGAAGGATCTACCTGTTCTATTCTTTTGTAAAGCATGTTGGCTAATCTTTTATTAGCTCTTTGTGAGGCTTTAGCAGTGTTTACAAGTAAAGTACTTGAGGTTGGTGAATCTGCTGTTCCTACAACGTCTGTCATAAGCTCGGCTTGCCTTGCAAGTTCTTGAGTAAGTTCGTCTGACTGCTTAACAAAATCTTCGTACAGTTGTTTTGTATTTAACACACCAGTTTGTATGTCTGTGTTTTTCATAACTAAAGATTCTTCAAGATTGTTAAAGTAATCATCAATCAGGTCTAACTCTATCTCTTCTTGATTTCCGGCTCTTGGAGCCAAGTGGTCTACGACTATTCCCTCTTTTAGAATGTTTGTGTTTTTTGTCCACTCTTCCATTAACCTATCATAAGCAACTTGTATCTCTGCTTTTTCTTTTACATATAACTTTTGTACATCTTCTAATAGTGCTCGTACATCAGCGTCAAATGCTTCACTGCCTTCGTCCATATAGGGTTTCAACTTTTCAAAAAATCCTGTAAACCTTTGAAGTGCTTCTTGCCTTTTTTCTATGACTGTTTTTTCTAGACCAAAAGCATCTCCACTCATTATTGAACTAGCTTTTCTACGGTCAGCTACAGCCTCTGTAAGGCTTCTCAAACCTTGTAGACCAAAAACATCTGCCATTAAAACTGGGAACTCTGAATCTTCAAACAGTGCGTTACCGTCTAAATCTTTAAAGCTACGAATGACATTCTGAGCGTTAACGTATGTTTCAATTACACCCATGCGTTCTTCAAACTCTTCAGGTGTTGCATCCCCAAATATAAACGCAAAAAGTTTTTTACCATCTTTGGCTGTCTTAGATCCAAGAGGATTAAATGCTCTCAACGCTTGAATTGAATTTCCAACAGAGCTTATAAAGCCATCATCAGTTAGTTCAGCTTGTCGTCTTCTCAGTGAAGTAAATTCTTCCAGTGCATCTGCAAGGATCCCTGCTCTTTCTTCTATTTTTTCTTCTCTAAACACATTTACAATTTTAATCGCGGAACGCTCGGCTGTATCAGTTAATGTTCCCACTAATTGTGGAGCTATAGCCATGCTCATAAAACCAGCACCAAATGATCCTAAACCTAAAATGGCTGAGTTATCATCAACACCTAAAGCCTCTGCTCCATTTTCGTATCCCATGACACCAAATGCGAGATAGTATTCGTCCCCAATAGCCTCTTTCATAAAATCTGGAACGTAAAGTCTGGATTCTTGTATGCTGCCATTAGTAAAATAAGTCCATGCTTTAGCCCTAAGTTTAGTGCTTTCAGCAAAACTTTTTGTGTTATTAGCTTGAATAATAAGCCTCTGACCTTGTAGATAAGCGTCCTCTGCTTGTTGTCTTATTGTTTGGTCAACTGCAGTGCCTATAGTAGCAGCACGTCCAAAAGAATACCCTAATCCTCTATATGTAGACTCTATTCGCATGTTAAGTCTTAGATTTCTAAGAATAGAGGATGCCATAAGCCATTGTTGTCCTATGTCTTGTTTATGCGCCTCTCGAATAATTTGAGGTAGGCTGACTGCTTTGGGAACCATACCTTTTGATGCCTTAAAAGTAGCAGCTGTTGCTACGTTTCTTATATCTTTAGTTCCATACAACTCTTCGATGTACTTAGTAACAACACCCACATTCTTTATACCTTTAGTATACTTGGTGACTGCTTCTATTGCAAGGTAAGGAATAGCATCTACACCTATTTGATAGAGATCACCGAAGAAGTTACGATTATTGTCAATGATTGTGTTTGCTTGAGTTGGGGATACGCCTAAATTCTCTTGCAGAATTTCACTAGCTGACGGTATGTATTCTGACTTTATTAATCCGTCAGGCATTATCATATGTTTTTTCTCGGGGTTACGAACAATCTCGGTGTTAAACAAGTGCATAGCTGCTTGATTTAGTATGTTCCGAACTTTTGGATTATCAAACTTTAAATCGGATGCGCTGAAGTCTTGACTGAAAATCGTACGGGCTTGATCGTCGGTAATACTATTAGTAATCACTTGTTCATCCGTAATCGGAGCTACACCAAGTAAACCCGCAGGTGCTGGTCCAGTTATTTTAAAAGGTACGTCCGGATCTTCAAATATTCTAAGACCTTTATCTACAGCTATTGCGGCGTTGAACATAAATCTACCGTATTTTTTGGCAGTTTCAAATTTACCTCCGGCTTCGTGGATCCCTAGAATAAAACGTTTTTCTATCTCCGTTAAGCCCGCTTCAGTATGTTTAGCACCGTATACTCTGTCGGCTCGATTTCCAAAGTAATCAAGTTTCAATTTTCTATACAGATTTTCTGAAGGGAGAACGATACCTTCGTCGGTAAGTTGCCCTCCCATCATTTTTATGTTATCATAGTAAGGTGAAGCAGCTTTGTACATAATATTGCCGCTATACCCTGTTGCCTCTTGATACTCTATAGGCATGGGCACTATGCCTTTTTTAGGGTCTGCTGGTTCGTCGGTAGGAACGGCGATAAACACCGCGTTTCTTGCTAACATGTTCTGTATTCTAGATCCTTTTTCAGGACTAAAAGTAAGATCATTTGATGCTTGAGCTGTTACCAGACCTTCAATAAATACACCATCTTTATAGAACGACGGGTCTGGAAGATATGTTTGTGTTGCTTCGTCTAATTCTTTTTTTGAACCTGATACAAAGAACAGAGCATCTTCAATGTCTTGTTTGTGTCGTTCTGTCTCCTCGTCTGACCGACCATTAAAATATACTTGTTCAGCCAGAACTTTATCCATACTGTATATTTCTCTCACGTTAAATCTTCTAAGAGCAGTTAGGTCAGGTCGTTTAAGACGAGACTCATCCATAAATCTCCGTGCCTTTAAATCAGAATCTGATGCAACAGTAGTTATTTCTGGAAGCGTGACCGCTAAACCAGCAGGTAGAGTAGGAGGCACTTGACTTTGAGTTCCTAAAACATTTATAGGAGACACTTGTCCTGAAGTGCTAGGAGTCGCGGTACTTTGACTTTGAGTTCCTAGAATATTTATTGGTTTAAATGTGGATTGAACCATCTTTAATTTACACCTTTAGTTTATGATGGAGTGAGTCCCTTGCTTGACGGGGCTATACCGGGTAAGAAGTTAGTGATATTTTCAAATGCTCTCATTAGATCAGTACCTGCGGTGCTATAACTTAGACCTTTAGGAACCATAAAGTTATTGTCTGTAAATACTTGATTTCTTAAAGTATAAGCCATCATTAATTTGTTAGGATCATTAGACGTTAACATAAGATTGTTATATTGTTGTTCGTACTCGGCTCTGGCTTCAATAAGTTGTAAAGTAGACATTTGACCGCGTTGAGTTGGGAAGAGTTTCTCAAACCCTAACATTGAAGCAAGTTTTTCAACATCGGACTGAGACAGTCTTGCCCCATCACCCTGTGGGTTTTCTAGTGTTCGCGCTAAGTTATAAACGAGAACGTGAGTCATAAACTGCATCATTTGGTTGACTGTTGCTTGGTCTGTAACTTCTCCGCCTTTCCCTAACAAGAGGTCTACCCCCAGTCCGTATGCAGATTTATCGTCTCCTATTTCGCCCAAGTAATTTTTTATCATTTCTCCAAAACCAGATCTAAGACCTGTTATTTTTTCTTTCAAACCTGTTTCAGCCACTATTGTTGCTACTTGGTCACCTTTTCCTTTTTTAACGGTTACGCCCGCTAAAAACATCTGCATAGATCGGGTAATTCCCAACAGCTCAGTCACAGCTTGATTTCTTTCAGCCATTTTTTTAGTGTCTATTCCATATTTAGTTCTAAGTTTGTTTGAAACTTGAGTAACTTGAACATCAGGGTCACGAAAGGCTTTTGACTTTGCAGGAATATATACTTCATCCAGTCCCGCTGCCGCAACATTTACTAAGTTTGTAAAGCTGTTAAATTTACTACCTGTAAAAACAGCAGGATTAATTTGCATTTCTTCAGTTGTTTTTTGATCGTCAGCAGCTCTGTGCACTTTCCATTCATTAATAGGGACTGTAGTTCCTGTTAATGCTATTTTCATCATGTCAGGATTATTTATGAGTATCATTCCATCACGACCAACGGTAGCTTCTTTTTCTAGAACTGCTGCAACATTAAAAGGTATTTGAGCTATTTCTTTTTTCTTAACCCCATCACCCACTGCAGATAGTAATTCTTTTTTTACAATGTTAAAATGATCTTCATCCCTTAAACCCCGATAAGTTCCGTACTTGTTCATTAACTGTATTACGGTTTTGTCAAAAAGTTCATCAGGCTCATCTATATTAAAAGACTTGTTGTTACCGTCTACACCCGTAGTGTTCAGTATTTCAACATTAAGATCAGACCCTACAAATACTTTTTCATCTTGTTTTAATTGCGGTAAAAAATCTTCGTAATAGGATTTAGATAAACCTATTGATTCTGGTATGAGTCTAGTTAATTCTTGTTGAACTACACTGTCCAAACTAGTCCAGTCGTTTCCTGTAAATGTACGCCAAGTTTCATTAAAGTATTGAACATTCTCGTTTGGGTCTTTTTGTGCTTCTTCAAAATACTGTTTATTCAATGAGGTACTCAATTTAGCGTTCATAACTCCAAGTATGTTGGTAGCATCTAATTTAGCTGCCTCACTATATCCTAAGTTTTTTAATTTTGCACTGTCGGCAGAAGCTACTGCAAGTACAGTTGAGTACACGTTTCTATTACCAGATGTTGTGTTTAAGATTGCTTTACCGCTGCTTACGGGAGTGTTACGATTAAACGGTATGTTGAAGTTGTGTCCTCCAGCACCCACTTTATAGAAATCATATTCTGACATACTTGGGGGTATAAATTGTAAATTTTTAGCTTCATCATAACTAAACAAAGTAGAGTAGTTAGGTTTTTGAGTGTTGTAGTCTTGAATAAATTTAGGAAGATCTTCGCTCTGTTGGAGCTTTGGATCATTCTGCAAGTTAGCTATTTGTAATCGAAGTTTTTGTTCATCTTTAGCTAGATCACGTTCTTGTTTAAGACGTTTATCGAGCAGCTTCTCCTCAAACTTTAGTTTTTCTGTTATGAGGCGTTCTTCTCGTTCTTGGTCTTTTGTTTGAACAAACCTTTCAGAAGCACCCGCTAACGCTGCCATAAAATTAACCATTATGTAGTTCTCCTCTGTACGAATCCCGGGGTGTTTTCCTCTGTATCGGCTTTGGTAGTTTCAAACTCAGGTTGTCTAGACTTTCGTTCTTGTTCAAGTCTCTGTGCTTCTCGTTCCATGAGAATCATCTTTGCCACTGTTGGGTTGTTTTTCTCGGCTATTTTTAACATAGCGTAATCTTCTTTAGACTCTTTAATAATCTCATCTTTTTCAGACGGAGTACCTAAATTTACAGGTATGTTGTACCCGTCTTCTTGTGACATGGCTACGAACATAGCGTATATGCTAGGTTTTGCTAACTCAAGAACATCTGGATTAGCTAACTTCTCAGCAAATGCAGTGCGAACAGTTGTTTCAGCTAAAACACCAATGTCTACCCCTGCATACATCATCTTCTTTAACCTGTTTCTTAGAACCGGATTTTGACAGTTTTTTCTTACCATATTATACAGGTCTTTTACTTCAGTAATAGGCGGAGGATTTCCCCAAGCGTTGTTTTCTTGAGTAAGAGAATGACCCGGAGGGCCCGCATAAGTTGCGCCAGTTTGAAAATCTTTAGCCATAGATATTATCCTTATGCTGTTTTAGTAGGAAGTGGAATACTGGTGTTCTGATCTAACGGTATGGTGAGCGCACCAATTCTTTTCATTACACGATTTATTTCAGCTTTTAAGTATGGGTTTTGCGTTTTAAATATTGCTTCTAAATCTTCTAGAACTTCTGGGGCATCAAAATTTAAAGCCTGTGATTCAGCAGCAGCTTTTAGAGCTTGAGCATTAGACGCACTAACATTAGAATCAATCGCAAGGTCTGCTTTTCTTACTCTCGAGTCAACTTCAGATCTACTAGCAAAACCTAACGATGGTGCATTGTACTTTTTATCCTCACCTGCAGGTTGATTAACAGCAGGTATAACAGCTTCATTAGCAACATACTGTTTTGTTATAAAGTCTAGTAAATTTCCTTGTACTGCCATGTCTATTTATCCTTTAAAATTTAAAATCTGGTACTCTTTTCCATATGCTTGAAAAGAGATTATCCACAGTGCCAGTTATAGAGCTAAATACGTCAGTGCCTTTAAATATTTCGTATGCAGCAGCACCAATAGCACCGCTGGTCGCATAATCTTGCTCAGATTCGAGAAGACCTGCTTTACCTTGAATTGCCATAGCAGAGAGAGCTATCTGATGTTGACGTTCTAGTTCGTTTTCACTTGTCTGAAGAGCCCATTGTGTGTTGTCACGGTACTCTTGCCATAAGTTGTTCTGCGCTTGTTGCGTCATGTTGAACAGGTTTTGAGCGTTGATTCTGTTTGCTTCATTTATAGCGGCAGTTTCTGCAGTATTCTGCTGTCTTCTCCACACAGCGTTGGACTGATCGATCTGAAACTGCATGTTAGCATTGAATTGATCTCTGTTGTTTTGCAACTCGCTATAGAACTGTGTCATAGCATTTTGTTGACTTACGTTAAATTGTTGTTGTGCTGCTATTCTATTCGCGTTCCCAGCCTGAATACTTGCGTCAAGCTGTGCAAAGAATTGATCCGTCTGAGACTGTGATTTAGCGTTAAACTGTGCGGCTGCATTTTCAGCGGCCTGATTAGACAACATAGTCTTCAACTCACCTTGATAGTTAAGTTCTTGCATACGCTGTTCATTGGTAAGATTCTGCAAATCAATACTGAGAAATGCTTTTGCGTTGTTCACAGCAGCAGTCATTTGAGCATTGAGGTTCGCCTTGTCCATAGACGCATAGACCATTGCATTTTGCAACGTTGCCTGTTGTTGGTTGTTGAGATTTACCAGCTGTATTTTAGCGTATGCGTCAGCGTCAGATTTAGCGATTGGTATGGCTGATTCAACCATAGCCTGAACAATAGCTGCAGAAGCCATAGAAGAGCCGCCAAGACCTCTAGACTGCATTATAGCTGTGACCTTACGCATCGCAGGACTTGCCCATGCTGGAGGATCCTTGCCTTCTTCGAAGGATGCTAGAAGCTCCCCTATCTGATACTTTGTGGTTGCTCGTTCGTCTAACTCACCAGTAGCTGCTTGTGCAATAGATTCTTTAGAAACCTCTCCCTGTATGTCTCCTATTATTGCTTCAGAAGATAGGGAGCCTTTTGCTGCTACGGCTTCGGGAGTTCCATCAACAGTTACAGCGTCGTATTTTGCAGCGGCAACAGGAGTAGGATCAGGAACATTCAGAGTGTTTGGGTCTATAGGGGCAAGCTGTGGAGCCTCTACCTGTATATCATCAAGAGGAGCTTGATCTTGAATCATCGTTCCTTCGTCTGATATTTTTTCAGGAGTAATCATTGTACCTGCTGGTAAAGTAGGGGCTGATTGTCCTACCCCAGCTTGCTCCTCAACCTTTTCTTTTATTTCACTTTCACTCATATTACAGTGCCTTAATGATTATAGCCGCGATAAGAACAATCAAGATTATGGAACCTATAACGATAGAACCCATCTTTATCATCTCTATGTTTTTCTCGCGTTCCTTCTGCTTTCTGCGTTTAGCTTCTGCTATCTGCTGTTTCTCTTCTTGGATTCGCTTATTGCGTTCTGCAATAATGGCTCTCCACGTGCCGTAACCGAAGCGGTTATCAATCAGTATGGACATCTCTTCTAACTGTTCTTGCGCCAACTTTGCGTCAATGACTGCGTGGGCTGCATCTTTGGACTGTCCGAGTAGTGATTTGTTACCGAATCTTTGTTTTTGGACTTCCTTCTCACCTTGAAATAGTCCGTCAATAGCTCCTGCGATATCTCTAATGTCATTGGCGGTACTAATGTTTGATTTGATAAAGTCCACCGACTTTTGAACCAGCGCGATTCCGGCTAGTCCAGTTGATATCGGGTCCATTGTTTTCTCCTTTTTTGAACCGACTCTATGTAGGGTGTGTTAAAGTTGGATCTATCCTCCAAAT